CATAGGAACAATGTCGCCTTCGTCAAGTCTATCAAGCATAAGATCAGATCAGCTACTCTTTTGCAGTTTAGTAATGATGCATGTGCATACATTCTTCACATCAAAGACAACCTCTGTCTAATTACTGTTGAGAAAGATACCATGAGAGAGCATAAAGATCTTTTGGTACATATTTTCAATCAGTTAACCACATCTCTGATCAAAGTGTTTTCTGATTGGGTCCAAAAGCGTTATGTGGCCTACCTTGAAGCTCAGTTACCAGACTTGATGCCTACTACTCTACTCAAAGAGGCTGATGATAAGACCCAGAAAAATTGCCACACGCAATGGTTTGATGCTAAACCCGGTGATTCCATTGACTGCAAATGCTGCCATTTTTCTTAGGGTGTATTTGCTGACACCATGCAAACGCTGAGCGGGATCATACACAATTTTAAACTGCTTGAAACCCATCCATGGAATCAAGCCGCGGATGAAAAGGAAAGGATCATTCTGCGTTTTGATGATATCGGCCACTTTACGATCGATGAGCCGAAAATCGGCTGTGCCTTCCTCTATGGCTACATCACTTATCGAATGTAAGATTCGATAGAACCATCGCGATGAATTTTTCTTAAACCAACTCTAACCCTATGTCAACAACCTTTTCAAAACTGCTGGGAACAAGGATCCTGCTAAACAAACCTCTTAAACCTGAGTCTGTCATTCAACTCTCACCTGAAGCGGAAGCTGAACTAGAGCGTGAAATGATGCAAAAATGGACCAGGCTGGAGGTCTTTGCTGCCGGAGATGAAGTCACTCAGGTGCGTCCTGGCGACAAAGTCTATGTTCCTACCCAATACCTGCAGCATGCAGATGTGGTTCAGTTAGATGATAGCATCAAACTCATGATTGCTGAGCGCGACATTGCTATTGTATGGTGATTTTTTCTGTTTAACCCTTAAACCTCCAAAACCAATGCTTACATTTTTGATCAACCTGTTTAGAGGCAGTTCCACCTTAGCCACCCTTGAACGCAAAAGACATGACATCTTAAGTGCTTTTTATAAGATGTCCACAGAGCTGAGTGCACTGCATGATGAGCAGATCACCGCTATCAGAAACCTAGAAGTAAAACTTGCAGAACTGGAAAGCGAAAAACGTGAAGTAGAGCAGATGGCTCTTGGCACAGAAAAAACTATTGCTCAGATTTCAAAGATCATAGGACAATCTTGACATCCATGCGGGCAGCCCTGGTGGCAGTCGTGGCTCATAACCACAGATGTGTGGCAGGTTCGACTCCTGCGCCCGCTACCAATGTCCAGTTTTTAACTCAAAAAACTGGACATTTTACAACATAAGTGCCTGTACCTCACACTGATGTAAGCGTAAAAAAGCATTTCCTGGCAGTATGGTGGAACTGCAGCCCACACTTTCGCAAGGGTGTGTAAAGCGGGGGAATGTTCAGGTGAAAATCCTGAGTGTATGGTATCTAATTTTGAAAAACTATGGAAGTAAACAAAGTTCAGAAAAAAATCAGGGTCACACCTTACGACCTTGTCAAATACCAGATAATTACCAATTTTATCTTCTTCAAGAAAGAACACCTGATTCCGTCAGACATAGAGATTCTTACGATGCTTGCTCTTTGGGGGCCTGTTGAGCTGAGTAAATTTTGCAATGCTGCTGCGAGAAGGCTCTATGGATCTGTAGAACTTGAAGAGTTTTCTGTGAGAGCGCAAAACGTGCGCAATCGCATTTCTAAGCTTGAAAAGCGCAAGATTGTGGTAAAGAGCAAGGATAACAAGAAGCTGATACAAATTACACCCAGCATTGATATCTACCGTAAAGGAAACATTTTACTAGATTATAACCTATTGTCCATTGAATCCAGCAAAGCGTAAAGAGTTGTCGTTGCTTACAGCAAAGAAACTTGACAGAAATTTTCAAGAGGTTGATGACATTGTTGCTTTTTTCTATCGCTATGTGCAAAAACGTCTCAGTAGCGTGGAAAGTATTGCTGTAAATGTTCCCAATTTGGGAACTTTTGTGCTTAAAAAAAGAAGGGTTGTAAAAAAGATTGAGCGCCACAAAAACTTTATAGACAGTCTTGATGAGACTGCTTCTATAAAAGCTTTTGAGATTAAGCAGGAGGTTAAAAAAGACATTGAAAAATACGAAGCCATCTTGGATATGATGAACCAGGAAGAAGAAAGAAAACTAAAAGTGCAGACCTTAAAAGAAAAACACCATGCTAATCAAATTGTGGAAGGATCGCAACAAGATTTTTGAAGGAGTCGCCAACAGCGTTTTTAAGAAAGAACATGTTGAGGAGATTCATGATCACCGTATGGCCATATGCCAGAGTTGTCCATTTATGCAATCAAAAGGCCAAAAGAACTGCGTTGCACCTGGCACTCATCCATGCTGCCCTCAGTGTGGGTGTTCTTTGAAATTTAAGTTGCGTTCTCTCACATCTTCATGCCCTGAGGGCTATTGGGATGCTGTCCTCACGCAGGATGAAGAGGATGATGTAAAGAAAAGCATTGATAACCAAAACCCCCTATGAGCATACTCTTTGAACCCTCTACACACAGTTACACATCTTTAGACCCTCAGGATACTACTCAATGGGTCAGTGTTACCACCCTTTTGGGCGCACTCAAGCAACCTTTTGATGGTAAGAATGTCGCCACTAAGAGCGCCACTAACAAGCGCTCCAAGTGGTTTGGCATGACACCAGAGCAGATTCAGCAGATCTGGAAAAAGGAAGCTGATCGTGCTTGTAATTTAGGCAACTGGTACCATGACCAGCGCGAGCGTGACATTCTGGGCTGCCAGACCATTGTGCGTTATGACAATGAGCTGCCGGTGATTCGTCCTATGCAGGATGAGACAGGTAAAAAAATAGCACCTTCTCAGAAACTTATTGACGGTATTTATCCTGAACACATGGTTTACCTGCGCTCTGCAGGCATCTGTGGACAAAGCGATCTGGTGGAAGTGGCTAATGGCCAGGTGTTTATAACAGACTACAAGACCAATAAAGAGATCAAGACAGAAAGCTTTAAGAACTGGGAGGGTGTTTCTCAAAAGATGCACATGCCGGTGTCTCACCTAGATGACTGCAACCTGAACCACTACACGCTGCAGCTCTCTATTTACATGTACATGATTCTTAAGCATAATCCTACACTAAAACCAGGCAAGCTTACCATTCATCACATTCTTTTTGAAGAAGAAGACCACAAGGATGAGTATGGATATCCTTTGCTAAAGACCAATACTGATGGTGATTTTATCATTCGCGACATCGTGCCTTATGAACTGCCCTACCTTAAAGATGAGGTGCTGGCGATCATGACATGGTATAAAGACAATCAGAATAAGGTGCTTAAAAACAAAAAATCATGATCAAGCTATTTGACATAGAAAACGGCAGGATTGTTCCCTCTGAACACTGCTTTACGCTCACACTGCTCAAACAGATCATGAAGGACTATCCTGAAGATTACATGGACGTGTATGCGTATCTGTTCTACATGAGCTGTCCCAACCCTGACCTGAACCCTTTCTTTGACGTTCCTGAAAACGAAAAAGAAGAGCTGATCCTCTCACAGCTTAATGTCACTTTCTCTGTAGAAGACGAGCTAATCTTGCAGGCACTTACTTTTTGCAAGAAGCTGTATGAAACACCCACCTATCGTGCATTTATGGGCATCAAGCACATGCTGGACCGTCTTGCACGCTACATGGAGACTACCACTATTGAACATGGTCGCGATGGCAACATTAACTCCTTAGTCAATGCAGCTGCTAAGTTTGAGCAGATCCGCCTGTCTTTCAAAGGTGCCTACAAAGACCTTATGGAAGAGCAGAAGTCTCAGGTTAGAGGTGGACAGCATATTGCATACGACCAGGGTTAAACCAAAAACCAAACTATCATGACCGCAGAAATTCTTTACGACTGGGTGTTTCACTACAACCACTTTGCCAACCAATGGGCAGCCTACCACCGCGATGACCACAAGGCTTACTTCAATGCAGAAACTTCAGTGCATCCCATCTTCAAACACAAGGACATAAAAGTTCTTGTAAAGCACCTTGTCAAAAGCAATGGTGACCCTGCGCTGCTTATGAGTTTTTCCCCTAAAAAATAATGTACATCAAGGTTCCCACATACACTGCTGCTACAGACACATGGTCGCACACTGAGTTTGCGTCCAGGGATGCGTTTGTGGAGTTTTTGTGGAGTATGTTCAAAGAACCAGGTCAGTACAACTTTGACCAGACCTGTGAGATGTTCAATGAGCAGGCTAGGCTTTTCAACAAGTATAAAGTTTACTGTACAGCGCCCAGTCGCAGCAAAGACTTTGTTTACTACTGGGACACCCAGAAAGAACGCTGCCGCAACGGGGTGATCATACATGGTCCTAAGAACACCTGGTATCTGACCAGAGATTACTACATGTGGCTGAACTTTCTGCCTATCTACAACAAAGAGGTGGGCAAGTTTACCTTTGCTGACGTGCGTGATGCGCAGTACCACATGGCCCTTTATGAAGACATTGCCAAGCATAGCTACAAACATTGCGCGATTCTAAAGAAGCGACAGATTGCCTCTTCTTACTACCACGCTGCCAAGATTATCAATCTGTACTGGTTTGAAGAAGGTGCTGTCAACAAAATGGCTGGTTCTCTAAAAGACTACATCAACGAGAAAGGCACCTGGAGGTTTTTGGAAGAGTACCGCAACTTCTTGAACAGCCACACTGGCTGGTATCGTCCCTCTAACCCTGACAAAGTACTCAACTGGGAACAGAAAATTGAGGTGAACCAAGGTGGCAAGAAGCGTGACGTGGGCTTAAAGTCTGTTGTCTTTGGTCTTGCCCTGGAGAAAGACCCTACCAATGGTGTCGGTGGTCCCTGTACTTTTTTCTTTCATGAGGAAGCAGGTATTGCCCCACGCATGAATGAGACCATAGAGTACCTGCTACCTGCCATGAAATCAGGCATGATCTACACAGGGATGTTTGTGGCTGCAGGTTCTGTGGGTGACCTGGAGCAGTGTGAACCACTGAAGGAACTGATCTTAAACCCAGACTCTAAAGACGTACTGGCGGTAGAGACCAACCTGGTTAATGAAGCCGGTGAGATCGCCAAGTGTGGGTTGTTTATCCCTGAGCAGTGGAGTATGCAGCCCTGCATTGATGAGTATGGAAACTCCCAGGTAGAAAAAGCCCTGGAGATGATTCTTGCAGAAAGACTTGAGTGGAAAAAGAAACTTAAGCCTGATGACTATCAGCTCAGGATCTCTCAGAAACCTATTAATATTGAAGAAGCGTTTGCTTACCGCAAAGTCTCCAAGTTTCCGCTAGCACTGGTCAGTCGCCAGGTACGCAGGATTGAGGATGGCGAATATCATAGGGAATTTGTAGAACTGTACAGAGATGATGCTGGCAAGGTTACAGCACGTGACTCACGCAAGCTGCCTATCTCAGAGTTTCCAGTATCTCCTAAAACCCAGGACAAAGAAGGTGTGGTGGTCTTGTATGAGCGTCCTGTAAAGGATCCTCAGTTTGGTATGTACTACGCGTCTATTGACCCTGTCAGCGAAGGAAAGACTACGACTTCTGAGTCGCTCTGCTCCATATTTGTCTACAAGACCGCGCAGGAGATTACTAAGCACAAGATGGACGGCTCTATTGAGCAGCACATTGAGCGCGACGGCATTGTAGCGTCATGGTGCGGCAGGTTTGATGACCTTACCAAGACCCATGAGCGCCTGGAAATGCTTATTGAATACTACAACGCATGGACCATTGTGGAAAACAACGTTAGCTTGTTTATCCAGTACATGATCTCCAGGCGTAAACAACGCTATCTGGTTCCTAAAAATCAGATCCTATTTTTAAAAGAACTGCAAAGCAACACCAACGTCTTCCAGGAGTATGGCTGGCGCAACGTAGGAACAATCTTTAAAACCAACCTGATCTCCTACGCAATCCAGTTCCTGGAAGAGCAGTTGGATGTGGAGACCAAGCCCAATGGAGAGATTGTCAAGACAACCTATGGTATTGAGCGCATCCCTGACATTATGCTGCTAAAAGAGATGGCAGCGTATCGCGATGGACTAAACGTGGACAGACTGGTGGCTTTCTGTGCGCTGGTGGCTTTTGCAAAGGTACAGGAATCTAACAGAGGATACTCTAAGCGTGTAGAACGTGAGGATTCTAATTTGGATAACTCTAAAAAACATGCTAAATTAAGAGTGACCCCTTTCCGTCATATGGGAAACGTTCACAACTCCTCTACTATGGTTAAGGTTCCCAGAAGCCCTTTTAAAAACATGAGGTGAGGACTTAACTGAAAATAATTATGCCTAAAGTATACAACGCACTACAGCTCAAGAATGGAGCTAAGGTAGACCATAACAGAATGGGCACCTTGACCCAACCTGTGCAGTTTTTGAACAGAAAAGACAAAGACGAAGCATGGGGCGCGTGGAACATGGACTGGTTGGAAATGCAAGGTCTTAAGCAGATTCGCAGAAACGCCCGCAGGTTGTTAAAAAACTACAAGCTGGCTAATGGTATCATTGACAAGACAGACTACATTGTAGAAGAAGACAATGAAGTAGCAGATTTGATTGACGTGTTGACCAAACAAGATGAGTCAGCTTTTGAACTAAAGTTTTTTCCCATTATTCCCAACGTTATCAACGTAATGTGTGGGGAGTTTGCTAAGCGCAATGACAAGATTACCTATAGAGCAGTAGATGATCTGTCTTATAATGAAATGATGGAAGCTAAGCGAATGATGGTGGAGGAAGTTCTGGTGCGCCAGGCGGAGGTCAAGATGCAACAGACCATTGAGGCTATGGGTCTGAACATGGAAGATGAAGAGCAGGCTGCTCAGGCACAGCAAATGATGTCGCCAGAAAGCCTCAAGTCTCTGCCAGAAATTGAGGAGTTCTTCAAGAAAGATTACCGTTCCATGGTAGAAGAATGGGCTACACACCAACATGAGGTGGACGAAGAGCGTTTTACCATGAAAGAATTAGAGAACCTCGCTTTTAAAGACATGCTCATTGCTGATCGCGAGTTCTGGCATTTCAAGATGAATGAAGATGATTACGAGGTAGAGCTTTGGAACCCAGTGCTTACTTTTTACCATAAGTCTCCTGAGGCTAGGTACATATCACAGTCAAACTGGGTAGGCCGTGTAGATTTAATGACTATTGCTGATGTCATTGACAAGTATGGTTACATGATGACAGACGAGGAGCTTGCCTCTTTAGAGGCGATCTACCCAGTGCATTCAGCAGGTTACCTTATCCCAGGACTGCAAAATGATGGTTCTTTTTATGATGCTACGCGTTCTCATGAGTGGAATACACAAGGTCCATCTTTAGGAATGCGGCAGTTTTTAAGTGCGCGTGATGCATTTATGAACACTGGCGATGATATCATCATGAAAATTGTAAATGAGTCTGAAAGTGTTCAAGATTTTCAAGACATCAGTCTTCTGAGAGTTACGACTTGCTACTGGAAAAGCCAGCGTATGGTGGGTCATCTTTCTAAAGTAGACGAGAATGGTGAGCTTACTGATATGATTGTTAATGAGAACTACAAGATTACCACTAAACCCCTGTATGACACTTCAGTACTTAAGAAAAAAAGTCGTGAGAACCTTGTTTTTGGTGAACATATTGATTGGATATGGATCAATGAAGTTTGGGGAGGTGTTAAGGTTGGTCCCAACAGACCTGCATTCTTTGGCAATAATGACACTTTTGGATTTCAGCCACTGTATCTAAACGTAAAACCCTTGCGCTTTCAGTTTAAGGGTGACTTTACATTGTATGGCTGCAAGCTGCCGGTGGAAGGTGCTGTGTTTACAGAACGCAACACCAAGTCTATGTCATTGGTAGATAAGATGAAACCCTACCAGATTGGATACAACCTGGTTAATAACCAGATTGCTGACATTCTGATTGACGAGCTTGGCACAGTAATTATGCTGGATCAGAACGCTCTGCCACGTCACTCCATGGGAGAGGATTGGGGCAAAAACAACTACGCTAAGGCGTATGTGGCCATGAAGAACTTTCAGATGTTGCCGCTAGACACATCTATCACCAACACAGAAAACGCACTGAACTTTCAGCACTACCAGGTTCTTAACCTTGAGCAGACGCAGCGCCTTATGTCAAGGGTACAACTGGCCAGCTACTTTAAGAACCAGTGCTTTGAGTCTATAGGTATTTCACAGCAGCGTCTGGGTGCAGTAAACGCACAGGAAACTGCCCAGGGTATTGAGCAGGCTATCAACATGAGTTACTCACAGACAGAGGTGTATTTTACGCAGCACTCTGAATACCTGATGCCGCGCGTACATCAGATGCGCACAGATCTTTCACAGTACTATCACTCTAATCGTCCTTCACTGCGTTTGCAGTATGTGACATCTATGGATGAAAAGGTAAACTTTCAGATGAATGGCACAGAATTACTGGCCCGCGAGCTGAATATCTTTATCTCTACCAAGGTCAACCAGCGCCAGGTTATCGAACAGATCAGAAGTCTTGCCATCAACAACAACACTTCTGGCGCTTCTATCTATGATTTGGGTAACATTGTCAAGGCTGACTCCATGGCTGAGATTACTCATGTCATGAAAGGTATTGAAGAGAAAACTACCAGGGCCAAGATGCAGGAAACAGAAGCCTTGCAGCAAACAGAACAGATGCGTCAACAAGCTGAAACAGAGCGTCTTGAAGCTAAGTTACGTTTTGAAGCTGAGCAAAACGCCCTGGATCGTGAGACTCAAGAGCGCGTTGCAGAAATCAGAGCTGCAGGTTACACTGCCATGAACGATCGCGACATGAACCAGCAGAACGACTACATTGACACTTTGGAATATCTTGACAAGAAAAACGCAAAAGAAACTGATCAGGCCATTGCCAGAGATCGCGAGTTAAATCGCACTGTTACAGAACAGAAAAAACTAGAGCTTAAGCGTCAAGAATTACTCTCTAAAGAGCGCATTGCTGAGAAAGAATTGCAAGTTGCGCGTACTAATAAAAACAAATATGACAAAAAGTAAAAGTACTATAGCGATATAGTGCAAAATATTTTATGTCATACATCTGCCAGATGTAAATCTTAGAGGTTTATTTGGTAGATTATATATGAAGAAGAAAAACAACCAACTTAAACCTACTTATGGATAGTAACAACCAACAAACATCTGTATCCAGCGTAAGTCTTGACAGTATTGATGATTTTTTACCAATGCCAGGAGCTGAAAGCGTTGTAACCGCAGATGATGATCAAAGCTCAAAACCAGGATTCTTTTCTAAGGAAGGTTCTCCAGATCTAGGGTTTCTTGATGAAAACCAAAATGATGGCGATGATCCTGATGGCAAAGAAAAAACTCCAAATGCTGCAACAACTCAGGCAGCTATTGCTGAGTTAGACGCAGATTTAGAAGATGATGACGAGGATTCTGCCTCAAAACAGAAACCTGGTCGCAAGAAGATTGACAAAAGTGGACTGGTAGAAACATTCTCCAAACTTTTTGAAGAAGGCATACTAGTTCCTTTTGAAGATGAAAAACCACTGGAGGAATACTCAGTAAAGGATTGGAAAGAGTTGATCTCTGCCAACCTGGAAGAAAGAGAGAGATCTCTGAGAGAACAAACTCCAAAAGAGTTCTTTGAATCGTTACCTCAAGAGTTGCAGTATGCTGCAGAATATGTAGCAAAGGGCGGCACTGACATCAAGGGGTTATTTAGGGCACTTGCTCAGACTGAGGAAGTGCGTGAACTTAACCCTGCGACACCTGAGCACCAGGAGGTTATTGTAAGACAGTACTTACAAGCCACTGGATTTGGCAATGGTGACGCGGAATTGATGGAAGAACAAGTCCAAGAGTGGTTGGAATCAGGGATCATTGCAAAAAAAGCACAGCAGTTCAAGCCAAAACTTGATGCCATGCAAGAAGAAGTGATCCAATCCAAGCTTCAGCAACAAGAGCAGTTCCGTCAGGAGCAGCAGCGTAAAAAGGAAGAGTACATGGAAAACATCTACAACACCTTAAAACCTGCTGAAGTTAACGGTATCAAGCTGGACGCCAAGCGTCAGAAGTTCCTCTGGGAGGAGCTGACAACAGCCAAGTACCAAAGCATGACTGGACGCCCTACAAACCTGTTGGGCAAGCTCTTAGAAGACCACCAATTTGGAAAAACCCCCCGCTATGACCTTATTGCTGAAACTCTTTGGTTGCTATCTGATCCTGATGATTACAAGGAAAATATCAGAAAGCAAGCTAAAAACGAGGTGACACAGGACACTGTCAGAAAACTAAAAACTGAAGAAGCACGCAAAATCGCGTCCAACGTCAGAGAAGAGGAAGAAGACAAAGCACCTGTGAGAAAGATTCCACGACCTGCTGCAAACATTTTTAAACGATAACCCGCATACACTAACCCTTTAAATTCACTTTTTAACAACAAAATCCTATGAGCACACCAGTTTTAAACAACGGTCTCTTCCTGCGCGACACTAACTACAAGGTTAGTTCGCACGTGGACAGCTACCACTTGGTGAACATGCTAAAGAGCGCAGAACCCATGGACTTGGGTCCTGTTGATCTTTGGGCTATGACCCAAAAGGTAGAAATGCCTCTTTACCAGATGGCATCTTTCGGTGGCAAGAACACCATCACTGTAGACAACCCTCGTGGTGAATACAAGTGGCAAACCCCAATTGTTCAGGACCTTCCCTACATTGTAGAGGACGTAGAGCCTAGCTTAACATCTCTTGGTCAAGATGGTACAACCTTCAAGATCAAATTGAATAAGCGCAGCTTTGGTCATGGTGACATCATCACCTATGACAAGTACAAAGGTGCTGAACTTTACATTACAGCTGAGGACATTCTTCCTTCTGGCGATGGCTTCGTATACACTGTTCAGTTGGTGAACAACGACAATCAGAAGACTTTGAGCAAAGTGTACCTTAAGCCTGGCACCAAATTCTTCCGCAAAGGTTCTGCCCGCGGGGAGTATGGTGAGCGTTTCTCTGACATCGGAGAACTGAGTGCTGGCTTCCGCGAGTTCTACAACTTTGTAGGTGGTGCAGAAGCTCACGTTCACTACTCTGTTTCTAGCCGTGCAGAGCTTATGATGAAAGGTGGCATGAACGCTGATGGTACTGTACCTGTTACAGAGATCTGGCGCTCATTTGACGCCAACATTGCCAAAGATCCTTCTTTGACCAACATTGACGCCATGGTGTCTAAGATGGGCAAAGAATACATCAAAAAGGCTTACGACTCTGGAACTTTGACTCGTTCTTTTGTCACCAAGATGGAGGCTGCTCACTTGACCAAGATTGCTAATGACATTGAAACCTACCTCATGTGGGGACAAGGTGGACGCATTAAGCAAGATGGTCCAGACGACATTCGCCTGTCTGTAGGTTTGTGGAGCCAGCTTGACAACTCTTTCAAGCGTATCTACAACAAGAGCTCTTTCAACCTTGAGTTGTTCCGCTCTGAGATCTTCAACTTCTACAATGGTAAAGTTGAGTTCAAAGGCCCAGATCCTCAGCGTCAGATCATTGTTCAAACTGGTATGGCCGGTATGAAGATGGTCAATGAAGCTATCAAGAAAGAAGCCTTCAACACTGTAGGTGCTGGTCTGGTTGCCAACATTGACAAGTCTGGTTTGAACGCTATCAGCGGTAGCAACGCCATGGACCTGAACTTTGGTTTTGCTTTCACCAGCTATACTATTCCTTTCTTGGCAAACGTAAAGTTCGTGTTGAACCCAGCGTTTGACAACGTACATACCAACGACATTGAGAACCCCATCATTGATGGCTTCCCATTGTCTTCTTACAACTTCATCGTGTTTGACATCACTGACAACACCAACGACAACATCTTCTTGCTGAAGTTGAAGTGGGACAGTGAGCTCAAATGGTTCTATCAAAACGGTACCATGGATTACATGGGTCGTACTCAAGGGTTCGCTTCTTCTGGAAACTTTAATGGATACCGCGTATTCATGACCCAGACTATGCCTTCCATCTGGGTGAAAGACCCTACTAAGGTTCTTAAGATTGTGATGAGGAACCCCATCACTGGCGGCTCGTTCTAAAACGACTGCTGAAGGCGCTGTGCAAACCAGGGGGTGAGATTCCCCCTGGTCACTGCATAAAATAGATGCACATTCCACCTCCCTTGTGCCCCTCTGTAGGTAGCACCTGCAGACCCACCTGGTGTAAAAGCCAGGTGTCCTCCTGAGAGCTGACAACCTTGACGTGGTTCAGGAGCTTTTAACCAATAGCCAGCAGAACAGAAACCAAAAACCAACCTTTAAAAACCTATGGAAGTATCAATGATTGAAAAGCATCAAGCTTTTAAAACCAACAGTACGATTGCTGTTAGACCGTTTGTTGACAATGCAAACGCCAACATGGGCCTTGAAAAGTATCAAATGGTGCTTTTTGAAGGTGTGTTCCACGAGGAACAATTAGCATGTTTGGAGTACAATGGCATCAAACGCTATGTCACAGGACTTAATGAGTTTGCTCCTGAAATAAAGCAGATGAATGAAGACGAGCGTGAAGCTGCCATCAAGCAGATTCGTATGACAGTATCACAGCTTGAAAAAGAACTTGCAGCAAACATCATTGACCCTGACGACAAGGATTTTTGGAACAAAGTAAGATTGCTACGTCCAGACAATGATGAGTTTTGGGGTAAGATTGTGATGCGTTTTGGCAATGAGCCAATCTTTTTAGACGCTTCTTCAGATCCTTATGACTTGATTAAACTCAGAGCAATTGAAGCAGGAGGTTTCTCTATTGTTGCAAAAAGTCTTGAAGAAGCGCGTTCTTCTGCCATTCCTTTCAAGTTTTATCTTGATCGTTATGAAGAGACAGCTTCTATTCGTACAGAAGTTAAAAAGATGCGTAACAAGGCTTTGGCAGAACTTCAAAAGCTATTTGACAAAAACGCTAACAAGTTGCTTTATGTATGCAAGGTTGTGGATCCTAATTCCACACAATACAAAAAGTCTACTCCACTTGATATTCTCTATGACAACATGGATAAATATATCAACGGAGAAACAGTTGACAAAGACAAGCGTAAAACAGCACAGCGCTTTTTAGAAGTTGTTTCTTTGGATATGGAAACGCTCAAACTGCGTTCTATGGTGAAAGACGCAAATTTCTATAAGATCATTGCTACGCGTGGTGATGGCTTCATATACCACATGAAGAGCGGTTCTATGCTAGGCAAAAACGCTTCTGATGTGGTTGAATATCTGAAAAATCCTCTAAATGAGGAAATTCTTACAGATATCACCAAAAATGTTGAAAAACTCTGGAACGCTTAATTAGTGCCCTACTGAGAAATGAACAACAATCTATTACAGATAAAGATCAAGCAGCGGCTTAACAAGCTTGCTTCTCTGGACTATGACAACATTGAGTGTTGGCAGATTGCTGAAGCGTTTAACAAGGCTCAGATAGAGTGGGTGCGACGTCAGTTGCAAGGTAACAACCTCAGAAAACAAGGTGATGAGTCTACCATCATGCTGATAGATGACTTGCAAACACTTCTGACAGAAGTTCCTATGACTGGTACAAATCAGGATTTGCATTTTGAAACAACTACTCTTCCGTCTAATTACTTGCATTTCAAGTCATTAGTAATTGATAGTAGAACAGAGTGTTGTCCTGATGCGATGATGAGTTGCTATTTGGTAGCGGTTGCAGATGTTAGTTCTTTGCTTTCAGATCCATTTAGAAAACCCAGTGCAGATTGGGGTGAAACTTTTGTAACGATGCAGGGTAATCGTTTGAGAATCTATCATAATGATGAGTTTCAAGTGATTAACCCACGTCTTACATTCTACAGGTTTCCTACTCCTGTAAGTTTTCTGAATTGTGTAAATCCTGCTACGGGTGCTGTTACTGCAAATGTAGAGTCAGAACTCAAAGATGATATTGTTGAGATGATCATTGACGAAGCAGCTTCTATCTTGGCCGGTGACACAGAACTATTTAACCAGTATCAACGCGCTAAGACAAACGCACAAACAAATAACTAATGGAAACATCTTTAGCTACTTATAGACTTAAGCGTCCCATGGCAACGCCTGTTGCTGATAGTTTGGAGGGCAAAACAGCAGCTCTTGTATCAGAATTGATGAACGCTTCTGTATCTACCCACAAACTTCATCTGAAGATAACAGGGCCTGGTTCATATGCTGCCCATACTGCACTGGCTTCTTTTTATGAAGGACTTCCAGGCATGGTTGACAGTATTGCTGAAGGTTTTCAGGGCGCACGTGAAATGCTTCTTGATTGTTCTTCAGAAAAATCACCAAGGTCTTTGTATTCTGTAGAAGATTGTGTAAATTATATGAGAGAGCTCTATACAATGGTCAATGAGTTACAGACAGTAATGCCTTACTCAGAGATTGTAAATGATCTTGATCTAATCAAGAGTCTGGTCAATTCAACCAAGTATAAACTCTTGTTCTTACAATAAACAACCCTTTAACCCTTTTTTTTCTTTTAACCCCTAATCTTTTAACAAAATGGCTTATTTTCCCCACGCATTTCAAAAAATGCTTGTTGGAACCGCTGGTTTCAACACTACTCCTGGCAGCACTCTTACGTTGACTGCTGGCCAAATTGGCGTTGTCAAAGCTTCTGACCACCAAATTCAAAACCTTGGAAGCACTCCTACTTATGGAAACACGCCTCTCATCTATCTTGCTCAGGGTAGTTTTCACACTACCGACAAGATTGGTCCTTTCCATGGTGGATACAAAGAGACTGTAAAGTCAAAAGGCATCAACCCAAAGTATGTCAGTGCTTTTTACGTTACTGAGCCTGCTGCCCCTGTAAATGAGGTTGTTGGCGTATCTGTACTTAACTGTACAAAGATTGCATGCGACACTACTTATCGTTTGCGTCTTGATGTAAAAGGTTCGCCAGCACTGCGTTTTCTGACTCATAACTTGTATCAGACGCTTGATGCAAAAACTCCTTGCTGTGATTCAAGCAACAACAATGCAGATCCTGTAGGTGTATTGCTTCAGTGGAAAGATCAGATCAACGAGTCTCCTATCGTGAAGGACTTTATCAGCGCAAAAGTTTTCAACTTTAAAGTTGGAGGTTTTGCTGGCGCTGCTACTACTAATAGCACTACATTGACCATTGACGACACGTCTGGCGCAGGTGGGTCTGCTCCTGCAGGGCTTGCTGTCGGTCAAATGATCACTGGTGCTGGTATTCCACAAAACACCTTTATTACTGCTGTTTCCGGTGGTACACTAACCTTGAGCAAAGCTGCTACAGTTGCTGGTGCTACTGTTGCTTTGAAAGTATACGAGGAAGTTTTGACTTCTAGTTATACTCTTGAAACAGGTGCTTCTGCTCCTGATACCAATGACGCAATGTTGGTTTTGACTGGTGCCTATGTTGACACTACATTTGGCAACTGCTCTTTCTCTCCAATGGACCACTATGAGCTGGAGCCTATTCACATCTACGCATCTGTTGTAGATACAGAAGGCAATCCTTGCGAAACTTCTTGTTTTGAAGTGGCTGAATTACAAGGTGGTTATCAAGGCAAAGGCTTTGGTGAAACATTGATTCGCGAACTCATTCTTTCTAAGCGTTATGCCCAGGAGCCATTCCAAACTGATCCCCGCATGCGCGAAGTATTGGATGACACTACATTGTCTGATTTGAGCCGCAGTACTCGTTACTTTGCTTATCACATTCTGCACAGTGTACCCCGCACAAGCAACCCATCTGGAATGATGGATGCTGACCAGTATTTGGTAAAAGTTGTTGTGTCTGCTCGGAGCACTCCTTTTGAGACCTACATGAACGCTTTGCTAACCAGTGCCGGCAATCACGTACAACTTGCAGTACAGCTTTAAGGCTTACAAACAATTGTAATTGCAAAAAGGAGGCGAAGGGTCAATTCTCTTCCCTCCTTTTTTGCTTTTACCCTAAAAATTTTGTAAATTCTAATGTAGAGGTTTTATCATGGCAACTATTAGACACACACTTGCACTAGACATTCCTGACACAGCATGTGACACCATTCTTCGCGTTTGGGATGCGTCTGTGTATGGCCAGGGTCTTGATGTAGACTGCCCACGACTAGATATATGGCTACCAGGTTTTTTAGTGCCAAAGTACTACACTGAATTGCAGCCTGATTTTGTCAAAAACCTTAATGCTAAAGATCTTGGATTGCAGCATCCTTTAGCTGAAACACCACTTAGTCTTCCTGATGGCTTGTATAAAATTCGTTATAGTGTGTCTCCAAATGACAAAGTGTTTGTAGAGTATCATCACTTGAGGACTACCAATATCATGAACATGTACTATCAGGAAATATGCAAGGTTCAGCTTGAGCCTTGTGAGCCTGGTCCAGAACAACATCAAAAGCTTCATGATCTGCGTTACATCAAAATGTACATAGACGCTGCTAAGGCAAAAACAGAGTATTGTCATGCTCCTAAGCAGGGTGTAGACATGCTGGCGTATGCTGAAAAACTTTTAAGGTCTTATATGACAGGTGCTTGCTTGTCATGTCATAACCAGTAATCAATAACCAACAACCAACAAAAATATGTGCCCAAATTGTCACACAAAACTTTCTTGCAGTTGTCAGTTGAAAACTGCATCAAACGGAACTCAAGTTTGCTCAAATTGCATTACTGCTTATGAGCAAAGTTTAAAGCAAATTGAGAATAAGAGTTCTTCAGACAGCTTGCAAAGTATTTATCCTCTTAAGACAACATCCTAATGAACCTGGCATCTGTTAGCATTAATAGACTATTTGCTGATGCCGTTTATGCTGCATACAGGAAGAAGCGTTACGGCATTAAAAAATGCAGGGTAACGTATAGCGCTGACATGTTGAGTGATCTCAAAGAGATTCATAAAAGAGCGTTAGAGATGAAATCTTGTGACAGGAACTTTTGTTGTGGGCTTTCTACCATTGAAGAAAAAATTAAGACTTTGTAATGATACCTGTCAATACTAATACTTCTGTAAAGGCAAAGGACGCATGCATGCCTGTGTCATCTACATGTGTTATCTGGAATGGTCCAGACATACCTTGCATTAATCTTTGCCAAGGAGATTCTATTGACATTGTGTTGCATCAACTTGCTGAACTACTTTGTGAGAGCACAACAGGTGTTATTGATGTGACGTCTCTTGACTTTGCATGTCTTGTTGAACAAAATCAGCAAAATCCTGATACGTTACTTGAAGTATTGCAGGCTTTGATAAACAAAATCTGCGATATTGAAGATAATTGCTGTGGTGGTGAAGTAGGACCTGCACCGGTTACACCAATACCACTGCCGTCATGTCTTTATTTCACCCAAAATGGAGATCAGGTAACCCAGTTACTTCCAAACGCGTACAGCGCATATCTTGCTGACAGGATATGCACAATACTTACTACCATTGCGAGTGTACAGTCAGCGCTTACATCTCTTACCACAAGAGTTACAGCTATTGAAAATACGTTGGAGGGAATAGGAGGGGGGACTCCTGCGAGTATAACAGTTACTACACAGTGTGCAAGTGGCAACTCGCCAGGGTTGGTACTTCCTATTGCACAAGCTTTTTCTAATTTTGAGCAAAAATTTTGCCAGCTGCATTCTGTGCTAGGCAGTCTTTCATCATTAAACGCTGCCATCAACCTGGAATGTCCAGATCTTGACCAAGCTAATCAGCTCTGCGACACAGAGCAGACAATGTCTCAGTTGCCTGGTTGGGTGTCAAATCCAACCACTATTGCTAGCACAATTGTCAACATGTGGTTAACTATCTGTGACATGCGTTGCGCAATGCAAAATTTGATTGGTGGAGGCGGTACAGAATGTGTGCCACTTCCTCCTACTAACGTGCAAATTGCTGAACTCTATGCAAATGGTTGCAAGGTTACATGGAATCACCCACAAACAGGTTCTTTTGAAGATCCTGTTGCTTATGAAGTTACAATAACAGAGTGGAATGGAACAACTACTGTTGGCGCTCCAATTGCTTCTGCTCAGTTAAGTCATCCTGCAACAGAGTTTATATTTCAAAACTTAAACGCGGATCCTGTCAAAAATTACATTGTTGAGGTTTATGCGGCTTACAGTTGCGGTGATTCTTCAAAAGCATTTGTTGTGGGTAAGGTAAAACTAAGCTCAATTCAGTACATATTGAATGTTGCTGATCAAGCAACTACTGCACAAATTACATACCCTTGCGATAATCATCAGAATTTGCCTGCAATACAGCGAGCTACAACAATTACATTGTACAATCCTGCAAATAATCAAGTAGCTATAAACAACGGAGTATCAATTACAGCAGTGTTGAGATTTGCTGTTACTGGTGATTGTCCCAACTCTGCTACAGAAGATGTTTCAGTAAACATTCTTACTGGACAGTCTTCAGCAACATACACTTACATTGGAGAGCGTATGGTAAAATGTGGTCAAGATCCCTGCACGCCAGAGATCAAAGCATTCCTTTGTGTTGTTTCGCTCAGTTCTACGGCTGTAGCATTACATCCTTCAGTTCCTTTATGTCAGCCACCTGCAAACGAATAATAAAATGTATCCTAATCAAAATTGTCAGCCTTGTCAGCCTGAGTGTCCTCCAGTAGAGGTTCCATTGCCACCTGCTTGTACGGGAGAACCATGCGAGGAGGTAGTTACAGGTCTTTGCGTAAAGTACACAGGGCCAAATATACCATGTGTAGGTATTACAACTAATATGACATTTAATCAGGTAGTGCAGCTTCTTGCAGCAAAAATCTGTGAATGTTGTGAGGGCGATCCTCCGCCACCACCTTCTTGTCCTGCTCCAGTGTCTCTTACAGCTTCTGCTGTACAGTAATATTATTTCAAAAAATTTAAAATCATAAACACTTATGTCAAACATCTCAATTAGTTGGACTCCAGGTGGAGGCTCCAATATTACTGGTCAGCAGGTTCAACGTAAGACACCTTCTACCAGCTTTACAACAATAGCAACTGTTGGACCAACTGTAAACAGCTATACTGACACTACAGTTCTTGACAATGTAGTTTACATTTACAGAGTTTTGTCAATTTGCACAACTGGAGGCCCTACTGCTGGAAATGAAGACTGTTCAGGAGGACTGGTTTGCCCCGCAGGAATTACTGCAACTCCCTCTGGAAATGTTGTTACATTTTCTCTTCCTGCGCTTGGAGACGGTGTGCAATATGATGTAGTAAGAATTTATCAAGGTCCAAATACATCAAGTCCGTTGGTTCATACACAAACATTGAACATAAATGGTCCAACAACATTTAATGTAACACTTTTATATTCAACATCTTACTTCTATCAGGTTGTCTTAGAAGCACCTTCATGTCCTGAAATGTTCACTCTCATCTGTGGTGGAAACTGCACAACTGGCCCTCAACCCACATGTCCTGCTCCAACAAATTTGACAGCTGTTCTTACAGACTAATGTACAATATTTGAACTATGCCAACGCCACAACTTAATATCAATTTTACACCTGTTGCTGGTGCGACAGGGTATACAGTGTGTCATAGACCACAGATAACACCTTTGCCAACATATGAATGCACTTCTGTAAACGCAGTTGGTCTTACTCTACCTATTGTTGTTACATCATACAACAATAATAGTCTTCAGTATAGTACCAATTATGATGTAACGGTGCAGGCTATTTGTAATAATGGTTTGTCAAGTTCTGTTGTGTCAGCAATGGCGTTAAAAATAGAACCTCAACCTCCAACAGGTTTTTGCTATGATGTTAATCTTTTTCAAGAAATAACTCAAGTGTACCCTGGATCTCAGATTCGATACACTCCTCCTGGAGGATCTTTGACAAACGTAGACATTTCTGTCTTGCCCTATAACATGAATGGGTTTTATCAGATTAATCTTTGCAGTGAAACACCTGTCATAACTGTTGATAACCAAGGAAACCCTGTTACATACACAACAAACGGGTCAGGAATAACAGGAGGCTCTGTGGTTTGTACTCAATCAACTGATTGTGGACAGCTTCTGTACAATGTGCATACTAACGTAGGTCTTGGAAATGGTAGTGAAGCATGCAGTAACCAAAATCAAACTGTCTACTCTAACTGTCCTATGTTTGGAATTTCACATGTGGGCTGCTGCCTTTATTACGATAACGCTGGGCAAGTGCCTGTTACAGGAATGACAAAGTTCTGGATTAATGGGGTGCTATATGATTTAGACCCTACTCAAGGATGCATCATAGGACCTGCTGCAGTTCAGTGTTAACACGAAAAAAAATATCATTGCACTGGTTTGTTGGTTTTCCAGTAATATGATGAGGGAGCCCCTGGTCAAAAGCCAGGGGTCTTCTTTTTTATTGACAGAAACAACTTCTACAAAACATTTGTAAATTTGTAGACCTTGCTAACTTAACCCTACCCTTATCCTATGAACATCATTGAAGCAGTTTATCATAGCCTGAAGCGCAAAAAATCAGCTGATATTGAAGCTGAACGTTTGGGTATTCCTTTGAGCCAGTATCAAAAAGTAAGAAATGAGATCATCACAGTGGTCAACAAAGTAGGCCAACAGATGGATGATATCATCTTAAAACTGGTACAAAACAATCTTTCTGGCGCTAAATCAGAGCTTTCTGCAGAAGAACAGCTTTTTGAAATGGAACAGCAGCTGGGCATTACAGGTGATATTCGCTATCACGTATCTAAACCTACTTCTGTGGTGGAAGTACATGAGGACCTGGAAAGCGGTACCTCCAAGATCACCGGTATCTCTGCTACAGAGCCGCGCAGTGCAGAAGAGATCATCAAGATTCTTAAGATAGATACTACCAAATGGAAACTGTCGCAGTACTGGAACAAAGAAAAAGGCACTAAGTGGCTGGTATCAGCCCTGGTGACTAGGATCCCACAGGCAGAGCAGGTACAGAACAACTTTTTAGAACTGCTCTCAGAATACAAACTTCCTCAGTTTCAGCCCATTGACCCCGCAGCTTTTTGGATCAACGCCATGTCGCCAGAAAGAGTTTGCGGGGTTCTTTCTTTGCAGGATCTGCATTTTGGCAAAGTGGGCAATGAAGACATGGGTGAG